AATTTTTCGATGTCCTTTTTTCCGGGAACAAAGCGTTTGTTCATATAATCCAATTTAAGGGTGAATAACCCGTTTGATCTTTAGTGACCTTTTCATGACACATCGACGGCGATCCGCAACAATCAATGTATTCCGGGTAATTGTCCCCGTTGTCGTCCATTAAGAAACCAATTAATCGTTCCTTGTAAAATTGCGCGTCCTTTAATAATTGGTCGCGAAAAACGTATGTATTTTGACGATCATTCGCTTGAATGTTTTCGTCTGAAACACGACCGACCGATTTGTTTGTCAACTTTTCATTGAGTAATAACGCGCAACGGTAGTCAACATACGCAACCAAACACGGCACGACATAATCGTTCATCAAAGTCAAATAATTCGGTGTCCATGAATTCGTTTGAACGCGTTGTAATAATGCTTTGTAAAGGGGTGTACCTAACGCTGGTTGAACGTTAATGTCTTGACTTCGACGAATCGCAACCGCAAGGATTTTCGTGTCGGTATTTTGATGGATTAAACCTAATTTTTTAAGGTTTTCAACTGAAAGTAGATAGTTCATGTTTTATTTATTGTGCAATTACTAATTGTTGAACCCATTCGTGACGGCAATAAGGTGTTCGCGCTGGATATCTTGGATCGTCCTTTGGAAAGGAATACCAACCGCCCCGGTAACGCCAAACGTCACGGTCAACACGAACGGAAATGTTGTCGATATCTTGACGCGAATAACTTCGATTCAATTCGATTAATTTAACACAAAACGCCCTTGATTGCGTCTTGACTGGGGGAACGTCGGGACGGGTTTGGTATGTGTACCGAACCTCAAACCTCGAAATCGGAATGTCAAGGTTGTCAATAACCGACTTTCCCAGCGTGTTAACTTCGCCTCCCTTCGAAATCAAATCAAGTTCACGAATCAATTGAATTCGTTTCGCGATTTCTTCAACCGACGTGTTCAACGCCTTCGCGATTGCGTCGCTTGATTCCCCGTCGCTTAATAGTTTTAAAACGTCTTTATCGCCTCCGGTCAACTTGGCGGAAATTTCGCCAACTTTGTCAAACAATTGTTGACTTCGCGCGAAAACGTCCGCGCTGGGGGTGTCCCATGCAATCGCTTCGGAATGCAATACAATGTAATTATCTTTTGATTCGCCGAATTCCGCGAAAACTTTTATTTCATCGTCACCGAATTCGTGACGGTCGCATGATTGAACAACGGGTGTTTGCGTAACCGCTGGCATTCCGACAATACGACGCGCGGTTGTTTCGCTAATTGTTGGGAATGATGCAACCAATATGTTCAATGCACTTTCGGGCGTCAAAATTCCCTCTTTTATTTTCGCGACAACATCAATTAACGACGCAATTTGCGCCCCATTTAAAGCGGATTTTGCCACATCAAGCGTTTCCGTCGCTGGTTGCCCCTCAACAGTTTGAACCGGTTCATCTTTTGGTAATGGTTGAACGTCTTTTAATTTTACTTTGCCAGCGTAACCTCCTAATTCAAGCATAAAATTGAGCAACCATTCAATTCGCCTTTGTTTTGTTTCAACGTAGGTTGCCTTAAAAATGTTAAATAAATCGTCCGATTCTGCCGAATTAAACGATCCCTCCATTCGGACGCCGAATAATTGCGGGGACGTAATTGCGTGCGCTACAAGGATGTTTTGTTGAACGCTTTTTTCGGTTGCCAAATAACGTTGATCAAGGTTGTTACCATTTAATGATAAAATGGTCGGCGCCTCATCTTTGCCGTTGCTGAATGTTAGGATTATTTCGCCCGCGTCCTCGACTGATTGCGACCGACCTTTGACATCCGCTTTCAATCGATTCAATTCCTCGGTTGTTTCCGGATAACCGCTTGGAAAATTGATTAAACTTCCGGACTTGAACCCGTTCTGCAATTCGTACATGTGGAATTTCGAGATGTCAACATCCGTTTGAATTGCCGTAATTCCGCCATAATACGACGGCTTCGGATAAACGCCTAATTCCTTGCGACCTTTCAAATGCGGTTCCTTGTAATAAAGAATAAATGAACCCGTTCGATTGTCTTTGTCGAACGCTGGTAAAATACGCAAATTAGTTTTTTCGGGGGATTGATTCAACGCCGTCCAATCGTCACTAATATAATACGTCCTTTCGTCTTCGGACGCGCGAATCATGTCAATCGGAATATGTTCCCACATGACAACCTTTGTTTGTTCTTTATTCCAAGTTCCCTTAACGGCAAAACCTCCGAACAATTCCCCGTCGAACGCCAGCCGTTCGGAAATTTCATTCATGTCGAAATCCGACCATTTATTGTCGATGAATGGTTGAACCATTCCGGTCACGATTTGAACACCCCCGCCCGCAATGTAATGCGTTTTGTTCTTGATTATTCCTTGATGGTAAGCCGATCCGTTGTAAAGGTCCGCCAAAAAAAACGGGTAATCATTCTTTTTTCCCCATTTCACGAATCCAAGTGAACGGTCCTTTTCTTCGTCCGGTTTTTGGAAATCTTTTCGAAATGAAATGGATGTTAGTTTATTATTCATATATATTGAAATAAATCGGTGAATCGTATTCGTAACTTGGGGAATCCGCCTCGATGACGTGCGCGCGTCCCGTTTCAACCAAACCTTGAGAATTCACTGGATCAAGGTTGCCCGGTGACGATTGTTGGTAAATGTTGTAAATGTAATAACCGTCGTAAATGAAATTCACGTCAACGCCATCAACCAAAACAAATTCGTCGAACCTTGGAATTCCTTGTGAAATGTTATTCAAAACACACGTTTGCTTGTCAAACGATTGTTCATGAATGAACTCAAATAGATAGTTCGGATTCGGAATCGTTGTCAATTCCGTCACCGTCACGATCAACGGTGTTGTTCCGTTTTTTTGTATTTTTTGCATTCTCTTTTTTTACCAAGTTAGGTTTTTCGAATTCGAAAATGTCAATGATTCCCATCGACAAATAATCGTCCCCTTTTCCAGCTTCGATTTTAACGTACCTTTGTAGATTTGGCGCCCAAACACGGCAACCAATCATTTCGCTTTTTATTTTCATGAATCAAATATATAAAAAAAAGGGACGGGACAACGCCCATCCCCTAATTTTAGTTAGTTCAACGATTAAATTGACGGTGATTGTTGTGCTAACAAGTTATTGTAAAGCGTTGCGTTCACGTCGGGAACCTCGTCATTTTCCATTCCTCGTAAAACAATAACGTGTCCTTTTCGGTCGCTTTTCAAAACTCCGGACGTGTATTCGTTGGCATCCGCAACTTGCAATCCTTCGCCTAATCCAAGCGCAACGATTGTTCCGTCGGCATTTTCAACCAAACAAACACATTCGTTTTGTGCAAGCAAATGAATTTCACTTCGCAATTCTTTTGAATCGCTGGCAAGGATCATTGACAATTCGTGTTCGTACCAAAGTGTTCCGTTGTTTTTATCAACTCGAACTGGTGCCGTGTAGCTTGATAAGTTTGACTTTAACTTGTAAAGGAATGTTTCACCCGTTACCGTCAAAGATGTTAGTTCATTTGTAGGAGAAACAACCGCGCCCGATGTTGCGCCCAAAGGGAACAACAAAACGCTTTTGATTCCGCCTTTTCCGTTGGTACACGTTCTATCGTTGTACCCCGTGGTCATGTTACAAGACATTGATTTTTATTTTTTAATGTTTAAAATAGGGGGGACGAATCCCCCCGTGTTAATTACGATATTTGTTCGAAAGTTCCAACTTGGTCAAGGAATGGTACTTGAACCCCAGCGCGGAATTTAGAACGCAAATAAATTACATCGTCGTCGAATGAATACCACAAATCGTAGGATTCGAAATCGCTTGACAAGTCAGTTCCGAAATAGAAATGTGACGCGCGACCGGTGTAAATTTTGGTAGTTCCGTTTAATCCGTTCAATTTAACAACTCGCATGTTTGTACCCGGTAACATGATTTCGTTCATTGTTCCGATTTGTGCGGGATTGTAATGGAACATATTCAAGTCAACCAAGTTTTTCAATAGGTAGTTGAAATTACTTCGTGATGTAAAGCAAATGAAATCTTGACCCTCGGCGATGTTTGACGGCGTGTTTGTAAACGCTTCGTAAAATATATCAAAAGCGTTCGTTGCGTCAATTGTAACGGCTCCAAATGTAGTGTTCAAGTCAACA